TATACCGATTATCTTAAATAGTGTTAATTATGAAGACACATATTCAGGTGATTTTACAACTAGAAGAGCTGTAATTTACACCTTAAACTTTACTGCTAAAACGTATCTATTTGGTCCGTCAACTTCACAAAAAGTTATTAAGACAGTTCAAACTGACCAATATTCTGATACAGATAGAGTAAATAAAGCAAGAGAAAGTCGTATCATTGTCGTGCCTGACCCTACAACGGCAGACGCTGATGATGACTTTGGATTTACAACAACCATTGACTTTTTTGAAGATAGTAAAAAGTATAATGTAACAACAGACACAGACGAATAAATATAGTTATGGCGATTAATAGAGTAGGAGCAAAAGGGATAGCAAGTTGTACTGTAGCAGCTCAAGATATAGCTGACGAAACACTCACTAACGCATTTTTTGGTCCTAGCACAATATCTAATTCTCAATTAGCAAATTCATCAATCACACTAAATGGTAATACAGTTTCACTAGGTGGTTCTGTAACATTAAAAGAAGAGGTTGATTGGCAAGCTGTGACCGTAGCAGATGGTTCGACAACTCTCTCAGTAACAGCAGGAAAAGGATATTTTTTAGATACAAATACTGGTGTTATAGAAGTATTTTTCCCTTCATCACCAAATAGAGGTGATGTGATTGTATTAGTTGATTACTCTGGTACTTTTTCTACAAATAGATGTATTATTAACACACAAGGTAGAAGTATTGATAGTTCCATAACAGATGGTAGTACAGCAGGTGTAGAATATCAATTAACGACAAATGATACTATTGCTTATTTTGTTTACGTTGATGCTGTAAAAGGTTGGATGGTTTATTTAAATCAGGCGGCTGGTTCAACACCTAGCGGAGTTCTTTCAGATGGCCAATATACACCTAAAGAATATATATCTGCTACAGGTGGCACAATAGTAACTTCAGGAGATTTTAAAATTCACTCATTTACTGGTGACGGATGTTTTGTCGTATCAGAGGGTGGTAATAATAGAGGATCTAATAAGGTCGATTATCTAGTGGTTGCTGGAGGTGCTGGTGGTGGCCACGATGGTGGTGGAGGCGGAGGTGCTGGAGGTTTTAGATTAGGTTCAGATGTAGCTTGTAAACCTGCTTTAGCCGCAAGTGCTTTACCTGTGAGTGCTCAAACTTATCCTGTTACGGTGGGTGCTGGTGGTAATGGCGGTACTGGCCCTACTACAAAAGGTAGTCCAGGATCAAATTCAGTTTTTTCAACTATAACATCTGCTGGTGGTGGTGGAGGAGGATCAAATAGCACAGGTCCATCAAATGACGGAGTTTCTGGAGGTTCGGGTGGAGGATCTACTTGTACAGAAAGTTCTCCTGCTTCAAATCCTGGTGGTTCAGGTAATACCCCACCAGTAAGTCCACCACAAGGTAATGATGGTGGCGATTGTGTTCACAATGGCCCTACAATTCAAGGTGGGGGTGGGGGTGGTGCTGGCGCTGCTGGTGAAAATGGCCAACACAGTCCTTTCATAGATGGTAGTGGTGGTAATGGTAGTACCGTTACAACAATTTTTGGTAATGCTCCTCAACCTTTTTATTCTAATTGTGGTGTTTATGCTGGTGGTGGCGGAGGTGGTTCTAACAATACACCAACTGGTGGTACTGCTGGCTCGGGAGGCGGAGCTGCTGGGGCGCCAAATGGTGGAGCCGCTGGTTCTGGCACAGCAAACTCTGGTGGAGGAGGTGGAGGGGGTCCAGGTTCAAATGGTCCAACATCACCTGCTAGAAAAGGTGGTGCTGGTGGAAAAGGTGTTGTATTATTAAGATATAAGTTTCAAAATTAGTAAATGATTTTAGATAAATAGTAATAGGAAAAAATTATGGCAATATCAAAAATAACAAGTAAATCTATCGCTGACGGTACGGTTGTTGGTGCTGATATAACACCAGGAACGGTCACTAATGCTAAAATTAGTCCATCAGCTGCTATAGCAAATTCAAAACTACAAAATTCAGCCATAACAGTTAGTGGTACTTCAGTATCATTAGGTGGATCAGGCACAATTAACACGGCAATAGATTGGCAAGCAGTCACAGTTGCTGATGGTTCTACAACTTTAAATGCTGTCGCTGGCAGAGGTTATTTTTTAGATACAAATACTGGTGTAATTGAGGTATTTTTACCTTCATCTCCTAGTAGAGGTGATAGAATAGTATTAGCCGATTATGCTGGTCACTTTGACCAAAACCAAATTATCATAAACACAGGCGGAAATAATATTGATAGTACAGCTACAGGTGATGTAAAAGTAACTACAAAAGATGCCCTAGTAGAATTAATTTATGTTGACGCTAACAAAGGTTGGCTTGTTTACTTAAATCAGACAGCTGGCGCAACACCAAGTGGTGTTATGAATACTGCTGGTGGTTACGACACGGTCATACCTGCTTACTATGCTGCCACAGGCGGAACAGTCACAACTTCAAGTGATCACAAAATTCACGTGTTTACAGGTGATGGTTGCTTTGTTATTAGCACAGCAGGTAATCAAGCAGGCTCAGGATTTATAGATTATCTTGTTGTAGCTGGTGGTGGTGGAGGAGGTAAAAGTGGCGCTGGTGGTGCTGGAGGTGTAAGACACTCAGCAACAACTTATTCATCTTATCCTGTCACGGCACCTTTTGATGCTCCTCAAGGTTTAGAATTAACAGCGGCTACTTACCCGATTACAGTAGGTGCTGGTGGAACAGGAATGCAACCTAATCAAGCAAGTTTTAGCACAGGTCCTCTAGCAACAAGAGGATCAAATTCAGTATTTTCTACAATCACATCAGCAGGTGGCGGAGCTGCTCACTTTGCTGGACCAAATTTACCAAAATGTAATCAAATGCCAGCAACACCTGGAGGTTCAGGTGGAAGTAGAGTACCATCGGCCGATACTGGCAGTTTTGGAAAAGGTAATACACCTCCTGTAAGTCCAGTTCAAGGTTTTGACGCTGGTCCTTCTGGCGTTCCAAATCCTGAGGCAGGTATTAATCCTGATCAAGGACCTACACACGCATCCAGAGACGCTGGTGGTGCTGGAGCTGGTAGTAATTCAAACAGAGGTGGTTGTGGTAGCACAACAGGAAATGCCGGCAGAGGATTCCCAGCAGCTGCTATATTAGTTGGTTGTGCTGGTGTTACCGGTTCACCTGTGCCTTCAGATACTAGATTTATTGGAGGTGGCGGTGGCGGAGGTGGCCACGCTAACCCTAGTTGTTTTTCAACTGCTGTGCACGGAGGTGGTAACGGAGGTGGTGCTCAACCAGGAAATCCTGGCGCTGCTACTAACGGATCATCTGGTACTGCCAATACCGGAGGCGGTGGTGGCGGAGGCGGATCAGGAGGTGGTAGATCAACGGCTGCTCCACAAGGTGGTGGAGGTGGAGGTGGTAAAGGTTTAGTTATAATTAGATATAAATTTCAAAATTAAAATCTATTATACATATTATACTATGATTAAATTTGAATATGAACAAAATACATAATTTATTTCCTACTACGGTTTTTGAAAGTAATATAGGTATTAATAAAAAAGAAAAAGACTTTTTATTAAATGAAAAATATAATATTGCCAATCAATATGGTGTTAAAAATGGCCTTGTATCACACGATAAAAATATTTTAGAAAACAAAAAATATTCTTCACTAAAACGAAAAATTTTAAAAGAAACTAATAATTATCTTCATAATATTTTTCAAATAAACAAACGTATAAATTTTTACATTTCAAATTCTTGGTGTATAAAACACGATAAAGGCGATATAGCAGAGACACACGATCACGTTAATTCTTTTGTAAGTGGTGTTTATTATTTTAAAACCCCCAATCACTCTGGTAATATTTTATTTCAAAGAAATCATTTTACTAACAACCTATTTTCTCGCTCTTTTTCTTTACCACTAAATAGTTTTAATGAATATAATTCTTACTCTTATAGTATAGAAGTCGAAGAAGGAAAATTAGTATTATTTCCATCTCACCTTTTACACTCTACGGAAGAAAACAAATCAGATGAACAAAGAGGTAGTTTAGCTTTTAATGTATTTTTTGAAGGTGAATTAGGGAATAAAGAAGATTTAGATACTTTAATTTTAAGAAAAGGAAACTAGAATGAATTTAAGAAATTATTACTACTATTTTAAATCAGCATTATCGCCAAAAATGTGTGATGATATTATTGAATATGGCAAACGTCACACAGCTGAGATGGCCATAACAGGTGGCGTTAGTAACGGTGAAGATAATTATAAGAAAGACGGTAAACTAAAAAAATCCGTAGAAAAAAATATACAGAAAAAACGAAAGTCTGATATTGTTTGGATGAATGATCGTTGGCTGTATAAAGAAATACACCCTTATATACACCAAGCAAATAGTGAAGCTGGTTGGAATTTTGAATGGGATTGGTCGGAGTCTTGCCAATTTACAAAATATGGTGTAGGCCAATATTATGGTTGGCATTGTGATAGTTGGGAAGAGCCTTACAAAAGAGATAAATTAGAAGACGGTACATATCCAATAGACCACGGTAAAATTAGAAAATTATCAGTCACTATCAGTCTAAACGATCCTGATGAATATGATGGTGGTAACTTACAATTTGATTTTAGAAATCAAATTGATTGGGAAAGAAACAGAAAGGCAAGAATTAAATCTTGTACAGAGATTAGACCTAGAGGTTCAATAATTGTTTTTCCAAGTTTTGTATGGCATAGAGTTGAGCCTGTAACAAGAGGCACTAGATATTCATTAGTAATTTGGAATCTAGGACGCCCTTTTAAATAATGTATATATATTGTAAATAATTGGAGTAAAAAATGGCAGTAAAAACTAACGGCAAAGATATTCTGAATACTGATTGGCACTTTAGCACACCAGTTTATTCAATTAATAAACCAGAGTGGTTATCCTCAGCAATTAAAGCGACTGATAAGTATATTAAAATATCTCAAAAAAATAGTCAAAAAGATTTAAAAGAAAGAAAAAGAATTTTAGGTAATCAGGATTATTTAAAAGTAAAAGATCACGGAATGAGTTATCACTCAACACCATTAAACGGTGATCCAGGTTTAAAAGAAATGGAACAATATGTTGGTGCTACATCTTATAATTTATTAGATGAATGGGGTTATGATATGACAAAATACACAATGTTTTTTACAGAATTTTGGGTACAAGAATTTGCTAAAAATGGTGGCGGCCATCATAGCACACACGTACATTGGGATAATCATATGTCAGGATTTTATTTCTTAAAATGTAGTGACAAAACATCTTTTCCTGTTTTCCACGATCCAAGATCAGGCGCAATGATGACTAAGTTGCCTCACAAAGATAATACTAAAATTAGCCCTATGTCGGATCAAATTCATATTAGACCTAAACCAGGATTATTGGTACTTTTTCCAGCTTATGTGTCACACGAATTTGCTGTGGATATGGGAGTTGAACCATTTAGATTTATACATTTTAATTTACAAGCAGTAAGAAATATAATTGTTGATACGGTGAAAGGGACAAAATAATGAATACTAGATTTAAAAAAAATCATTTTTTAGTTATAAAGCAGGCGATTGATCCTAAGATTGCTAATTTTGTATATAACTATTTTTTAATGAAAAGACAAGTAGCAAAGACTTTTTTTGATACACGTTATATATCGCCATTTACGTCTGAATGGGGTACTTGGGCAGATGATCAAGTGCCAAATACCTATTCTCATTATTCTGATACAGCAATGGAGACTTTATTATTGTCTGTTCAACCAAAAATGGAAAAACTAACTGGTCTAAAATTAAACCCTACTTATTCTTATGCTCGTATCTATAAAAAAGGTGATACACTAGAGAGACACAAAGATAGATTTAGTTGTGAAATATCAACGACTATGAATTTGGGTGGTGATGACTGGCCAATTTATTTAGAAGCAAAGAAAAATGTTGGAACGCCAGACAAAGGTTTTCCTGCTAAAACAGATAATAAAGGCACGAAAGTAACTTTAAAGCCAGGTGATATGTTAGTTTATAAAGGTATGATACTAGAACATTGGCGAGAAGTATTTTTAGGTAATGATTGTGCTCAGGTGTTTTTACATTATAATGATCAAAAATCAAAAGACGCCGATAAAAATATTTTTGATGGCCGACCACATTTAGGTTTACCTAGTTACTTCAAAGGTATGAAACTCTAAATATTAATATGAGTAAATTAGAGGAAAAAGTTAACGAGATACTTGGTATTGAAAAAGAAGTAGAAAAGGTTGAAAAAGAATTTAAACCTTTAGTTCCTCGTAAAGAAGATAAACAAAAAGAAGATGTTGATAATGATTACAAATATAGTAGAGAGAATTACTATAATTTAATTGAAAGAGGCCAAGAAGCTATACAAGGTATATTAGATGTAGCAAAAGAAGGCCAACATCCTAGAGCATATGAGGTAGCGTTAGCAGGTATTAAAAATGTTGCTGACACCGTTGATAAATTACAAGATTTACAAGCCAAACTAAAAGAATTAAAACAATTACCAAAAACATCTAACGCTAATATTAAAAATGCTTTGTTTGTAGGGTCAACTGCTGAATTACAGAAAATGTTGAATAGAAAAAAAGAAGATGAAAATATTAAAAGCAAAAACATCACACCCGAAAAAACAGATATTTCAGATTAGCGATCTTAATTATAATCTGTATTACACTAATAATAATTCAAAATTAGTCAATGGTGCCGAA